TGGCGATAAGCTGCGTCAGTCTTGTATTTTGGATCTGCGACCATCTGATACAGCTCATCCTTGCTGGGCGCGCCTTCGACTGGCATTGCCTCAACAGGGATGCGGCCCTCATAGGCTTCGCGCATCTTCATCAGCGCACGCATGCCTTTGGCTGTGCCGCCCATGACCTTGAATTCTTCGAAGTCATCAGCGCCCCAGATGCCCTTGTTGACCAGGCCACGCGCCCAGTCAACCATGCCGCTGATAACAGCGTTGGCATTGGGGCCAAGAGCCTTCAGCTCTGCCTGGGTGTCAATGGCAGGCTCTGCCATGCTCTCGCCGAGCTTGTTGACCTCGCCAGCCAGCTCATCAAAAGCAGCCTGGGAGATGCCCCACTTCTGCGCCCAGCCGACATACGACTTGGCCAGCGGGTCTTGCTCGATGTCACCAGCCCACTGCAGGGCGCCGGTGTCGTATTTGCCACCCTCTGGGGCTTTATGCTTGCCGGTGCTTACCAGCTTACGCATATCTGACCAACTCTTGGCCATGGCCTCGTAGTTGGCTTCGCCTTTGTCGCCATTCCAGAAATTCTCTGGCAGCCACTCAGGGCGCTCCACTGGTGCGCCAGGGATCTTGCCAGGCTCAGTGGTGTCTGCAGCTTTGTGGTCAATCTCAGCTGCTTGCGGGTTTGCAGCCGCCGCTGCGTTTTGGTCTTCGACTGTGACGTTGTCCAGTAAGCCAGCATCACTGCCGGGCTGGTCATTGGTCTCGGTTGTCATAGTTTCCTTGCTTGGTTAATCCGTGCCTGAATATCCCTGACCACGTTCCTGCAACCTTCATTGAAGAAAGCGTGTGAAGGGTCTGCGCCCGGCACGGCGATGGGCACATCAACATAGGTGTAGCGAAGCCACGCGAGCAGGGCTTTGCCATCCTCAGAGCCAAAGACCCGCAGGCACAGCCTGGCCAGGTCTTCGCGCTTTTGCTCAACTTTGCGAACGTCTGGAGTCTCGTCCAGCTGCTCTAGTTCGTCCCAGCTCATGCTGCACCTCCAGCCTGGCCTTGTGCGGCTTGCTGCTGCATCATCATGGCCTGCTGCATGGCAGCCTGCTGTTGCTGCTGTTCAAGCATGAAAGCACGCTCTGCAGCGCTGTTTCGGATAGAAGCTGGCACACCGAGCTTGTCACCCAGGTAGTCGATCATGTCGCCGAATTTGACAGCCACAGAGCCTTCTGCGCCCATGCCCTGGGTCAGCTGTGCGAACTGCATGGCTGCGTTGACTTCGTCCATGGCCTGAGCGTTGGCCAGCGGGCTGGTCGGGCTGACTTTGACCTCAAGGCCGTTGACTCGCAAAGGCAGGTCAATCATGCCGCGCTCGTCCATGACCTCCAGGATCTTGGTGACCAACGGGATCATGGTCTCGTTGATCAGTCGGCCAAACGCGCTGCCCAGGTTTTGCGACAGCTCCTTCATGCGCTCCACGATCTCGGTGGCCGAGCGTGCGCTCATGTTGTCTGGCGGCAAGGATTCGTCCAGCAGAATGCGCTTGACGTTTTGCACCAGGTCGCTGATCACCAGCTGGGCCACGTTGAAGTCGCCAGAGCGCGGCAGAGCCTGCAGCGATGGGCCTTGTGGGCCACCGTTGCGAGCCACAGGGATGATGCCGCCCGGCACGATCTTGACCGTGTTCGGGTTCAGCACACCGTCATCGGCAGCTGTATATACACCGGCCACAGCCAGAGATGCGTTCTTGAGCAGCAGCTCTTTGGTCTTGTTCAGCGTCTTGATGTCTGGCAGAGCAGTCATCAGCGGGCCACGGCCATAGATCTCGCCGGCCACCTTCATGTAGCGCGAGATCACCCAGGGGCTGGAACGCATGCGGCGATAAACCAGCTCGGCCTTGGAGTGCTTGTCGATGACGTGATAGCAGTAGTCGCCACGCTTGGCGTCATGCACGGTCGCTTCCAGCAGCTCGATGTCTTCTGTCGGCTTGTCAGCGATGCGGCGTGCCAGCTCGTCCGGGATCTCGGCATCACGCCACTGGCGCTGAATGCTCTCACCCTTCATGCGGATCTTGCGGTATACGTTGTCCACCTGGCCATTGGCGCCCTCTTCATACGTCACCAGGAACAGTGGCACGGGAATGAAGTTGATCGGCATGACATCGTCGCCAGGCTGCACCATCATGCAGGCAGTGCCCACGGCCAAGTCCAGCAAGAACTCACCCATGGCGATGTCAAAGTTGGACTGGCGCAGCAGCGTGAACATCTTGTCGCCGTATGCGTCCAGGATGGCCTGGGCTTGTGGCTTGCGGTCAAAAGGGATGTCCTGGCCAGGCTCAAGACGGCACCACTTGCGCTGCGGCGGGAACACCACAGACTGCAGTCGGTTTGCAAAGCGCTGCGTGCTATTGATCGCGGTCGAGTCAAACACGCGCTGCATCTTCTTGGAGCCGGTGGAGCCGCCATCCCAAACGCCATACAGCTGGCGCTGGGGCAGGGCAAACTCATAGGCGTCTTGGTACAGCTGCTGGAACTCATCCTTTTTGGTCTGAGCGACAGACTGACGCTTGATGATCTCGTCAGGTGTCAGGCGCATGCCGCCTGGGGCTTCTTTGCTGTAAGGCATATCAGTCTTTCTCTAGCTTGTATTTTTCAAGAAGGTTGCGGCCCTTTGCGGCCAGGCGTGCTGCAGCTCCAGCTGTGCGCGGGATAGGCTCACCCCAGGCGTTTGCAGCCTTGGCCAGCCGTGTCGGATCACCATCCTCGTCCACCAGTGGCCCACTCGGGTTGGTGTAGAAGCGAGTGAGGAATGACCCCTTGCGACGGGCACGCTCGCCAGTCGGGTTGCTATCCTTGACGCCTGGCTGCAGGTTCTTGCTCTCACCGGAGCGCTCAAACTTGCGCCGACCAGCCTCGGTCAGTCCACCATCGGGGTCTTTGTACTTGCTCAATCCTCAGACTCCTTGAGCAGATAGTTGGCCAGCATGGTGCGGTCAGCGCGGCTCAGTGCCGAGCCAGCCTTGAGCTTTTTGGCCATGTCTGCGATTTGCTCTGGCGTCAACTCCATCTCGCCGCCCATCTCGCTTTCAGGCATGTCCTTGCCTTCGTGGCCATCTTTTTCAATTTTGATTTCGATTTTCATTTCAGGCTTTCATTTCAACTGAGTCAAGCATGCTGCCACGGCGCTTGCGCTTGTTGGCGCGTTCTTGCTCTGACATGGCGATTGCGATGGCTTGTTTGCGGTTTGTGACCTTGTCGCCAGAGCTGGACTTCAAAGAGCCAACTTTGTACTCGTGCATCACGGTTTCGATCTTGTTCGTCTTCATCCACCAACTCCAAGTTTCTGAGCCTCACCCAGCGCGTTTGCGCCAGCACCGATTGCACCCTGCAGGCCAAGCGTTGGCACCTTTGTGCCACCAGATGCGCCGACAGCAGAGTTGATCAGACCGTCACGGCCAGCGGCAGATCTGCGAGCGCGGCGGCGGCCAGCGATTTTCTCAGCAGACTCACGCTGCACGCCTTCTGTTTCGCGCTTGACGCGCTCAGTGTTGGCAGCGAACTGAGCCTCTGACTCTGCCTTTTGCTTTGCCAGCTCTTCTTGCTGTGCCTGAGCCTGTGCAGCCAGTGCGGCAGCTTGCTCTTGAGCCTGCTTTTGCGCGGCCTCAAAGGACGCCTGCTGTGCAGCGATCGACTCCTGCTCTTTGGCAAACATCGCATTGATGTCAGCCTGCGCAGTTGCAAAGGCGGCGCTTGACGCCGTCTTGCTTGCGTCAAATGAGGACTGAAATTCCTGCTCAAGCCTTTGCTGCTCTTGCAGGAACGTGTCGATCTCTGCCTGCGCAACGCCAGCGCTGCGCATTTGGTTGACGACAGAGGTGAAATCGTAGGCCATTTACGCCCCCAGCATTGTCTTTGGCTTGGTTTGGTCTTCGGTGTTGATACCGGCCAGGCCAACTTCAGCATTAAGTCGTGCGCTGGACAGCAGCGAACGGCGACCAGAACGGCGGCGAGCAGTCATCTGCGCAGACTCGCGCTCTGCGACCTTGCGGCGCTCGGCTTCCAGTGCAGCAGCCTGATCGGCAGCTTGCTTTTCCATGCTGGCCTTTTGCTCTTGGTACTGAGTCTGCTGCTGCGCCAGCTGAACCTGGGCCAGATCTGCAGCTTGCTTTTGCTGGGTGGTCAGAGACTCCATCAGCTTGGCCTGCTCATCAGCAGATAGCTGCATCTGCTGCAGACGCGCAGCGGCATCAGCCTTTTGCTGACCCAGCAAAGCCTCGTTTTGCTTGGCCTGTGCGTCATACGCAGCTTGCTGCTGGGCGCGTGCAGCAGCGGCGTCAGCTGCAGCCTGGTCACGGGCCTTGGTCGCCTCTCCAACAGCAGCCACACGCGCGGCTTCAGCGTCAGCAGCGGCCTGTGCAGCGGCAGCTCTCTGAGATTTTGCGACATCAGTTGCAGCTCGCGCAGTGTCAACGCCAGCGCCAATCTTGGCGCCTTGAACAGCGCCAGCAGGGCCACCAACCATGAACCCAACAGTACCGCCGACGATTGTGCCAGCCAGTTTTTTTACAGTTCCACCCATTACAGCCTCACAAATAAGTAGTGATCGCTCTCATCATCGCCGTATTTGCGCATCAGCGCTTCCACGGTGAACCCAAGAGCGAACGCCCACCGCACGGCCTCATTTGAGGCCGAGTGTACGGTCATCTGAACACGGTGCAAATTGTGTGATTTCACTGTGATAGCGATTGCCTGCTTGACTGCACGGGTCAGCAACAGAGGGAACTCATGCTTTTCATCGGCAATTAGAGTCCATGCCTCTCCGACACGCTCCGACAAAAGCGCGATGCCACAGATCACCAGAGGTTTGTCGCCAACAAGCAGAACTGCGGCAGGGCCAGCCAGCGATTGCTCATGAAGCTGGACGCTATCGCAGCCAGGAATGCCAGGATGGAACGCCACCCAGCGAGAAAATGGCGGCAAGCGCATGCCAGCGTTGAGTTGGTCATGGATCATGAGAAGATGTCGAAGTCCGTTTTGGCCACAGTCAGCTGCGGAGCCTTGCCACCGAGCTGTTGCGTCCTGGTCATGCGGTTGTACTCGCCGCCGCCCAGCATCAGATACCCAAACGAGTCACCAATGTGCGAGTGTTCGTTCTTGTTTGGCGCATCGCGGAAGCGTTCTTGCCCCGCACCGACCGCAACTCGCTTAAAATGGTACCCGCCGCCAAGGGCTTTGCGGAGGAGCTTGCATTCCCTGTTCACAATCAGGCCGGGTTTACCCTGAATCAGTCGCTGCATGGGTGCGGCACTGGCTTCCCGGCGCACTTTGAAGTCGTTGGACGCTGTTGGCTGCGCTCTCAGGCCCAATGTCCGCAGGAACTCAAAGGCAGTGACCTCATAAATGGCGTCCCTGGCCTGGCCAGCAGGGTCACCCCAGACCAAAACCTGGTGGTTTGGGTACCTGCTATTCAATTCGGTCAGCAGCTGCAGGCCAAAACGCTCCAGACCCATGTCAAACGTCACGATTTCCTGGTGAATCACCCACTGACCGTTCGGCAAGCGCTGGCCAATGGTGGCCGCAGGCGTCAAACCGAAGTCAAGACCCACCTGGATGGGCACAGACGGGTCAACAGTGGTGTCGCCAGACATGGTCGAGTCGTCATATTCAGGCCAGACAGGGCGGCCTTCCTGCACATAGGTGTATTCGCCACCGGCATAACAGCGAATCCAGTCCAGCGTCTTGCCAAGCAGCATCTGCGGGTAGTAGCCAGCGGGCAGGTTGCCGATGTTCTCGGCCTGCGGGTTGACCTTCCACCACTTGCCAGCGGAAAAGATGTGGTCGTTGGCCTCCGGGAAGTCTGGCAGGTCTTCCACGTCAACTGGAACCACGCCGCCTGGCTGCTTCCAGAACTTCCAGGCATACGGCCCGGTCATCTTTTCCTTTTCAGCCATGCGATGCCACCAATGGTCATCGTCCATGGGGTTGGTGTCCATGATGATGCCGTGCCAAGTAGCGCCGCCATCGCGCTTTGTTGGGTAGCGTCCAACCCGGTGCGTTAGGCCGTCAATCACAGCCTTGGGCAGCTCACGCGCTTCGTTGACCCAGGCGCCTGTCAGCTCAAGCGAGAGCAGCTTCCTGACGTCTTTTGGCTGGTCAAGGGCCAAGAAGATCACCTCGCAGTCAATGCCGGCAGCGCCATCACGGGACGGCAGGCGGATGTGGTGAGTGATTGGTGGAGTCCACAGCATCGGGCCAAACGTGGACTCTGGGAACAGATCCAGCCAGGTCTTGATGGTGGTGGTCTTCAGCATCGGGTAGCTGTTTCGCACAATGGCAAAGCGGCTGTATTTGATGCCGTCAATGGGGCTGGGCTTTTGTTCCACAGCTTTCTTGAAAATCTTGGCCGCACAGCCATAAGACTTTCCAGAACCCACCGGCCCCATGATGCCCTGCACAAAAGCGTTGCTCTTGAAAAAGTCATAGATCACCGGCGAGGTGCGGAAGTCCAGATTAAGACCTCCAGCAGGCAGAGCTTTTGAGCTTTGCTCTTTTG